AACCCCTGATATTCTCGACTCGTTGTATCGCCAGCAAGCGCAAGTTCGTAAAGTCGATCCTCAGCCTCACCCATTCTTGCTGTAAGCGGTTGAATATCTCCGTTAGCCTCCTCAAAAGTTTTATTTAAACCCTCTAAAGAATCATTTGCTACTTCGGTTGCTTTGCCTAAGTCTTTAAATTCTTCTGTCGCCTCGTCAACACCTTTAGTTTTTACATTGACATTTATTGACTTGTTTACCATAGCTCTTTAATTTTTTTGAGATGTTCTGAATTAGTTTTTTTGAGAATTTGCATCCTCTTTTTCTGCTTGAATATTCCCTTTATCCCTTTCTCTAAATTGTATAAACCTTTTGCAACCTGGACGTCATGGTTGCCCTCGTAGAAATCGTCTATTTGTAGTAAGTCTATTATGTTCTTTAACATTATGGTTGTTGTTGTATAAATATTTGATTTGCTACTGTTGTGCCATCTGCATAAGTATAGGTAACCGTAATTGTAAAAATATTTACAATACCTTGTTCCGTTCTAAGTTGCGTAAAATCCTCATCGCATATATTGTTAGAGTCTGCTTCCGTTATAATAAGCTGCTTTACATTTGCGTTTACAGGAATACAAACTTGTATTATTCCATCCGATGTCAATGAGCTTGGAGTAATTGTTACACCAGCATCGCTTGTTGTTATGGCTGCGCTTACAGCTCCGTTAGGAAATAATATCTTTACATCTACGCATTGGCTTGCTAAGCTTGGAAAAAGTGGCTCTATTGGAACATTCCCTCCATCGCTAATGACAGGAGTAAAATCATTTAACAAAGTAAAGCTAACCTCTCCGCTTGTTAGGTTGGACTTCATGTCATTTATAACGTATCTTTTATCCCTAATAATTACACGGTCATTTAGCTTTAGATTTGTAAGCAAGCTAATTGGCAGAATCGTCTTTACGCTTGTTTCTCTATTCTTTAGATTAAAAAGATTGCTTAGATATCCTTGATAATAAACGCTAAATAAAGTATTTGGAACAGTCGCATCCAGGAGCGTGCTAATGTCGGCATGAAAGTTTAAAGTGTAATTTAAATTAGTATCAAGTAAATCTTGCCCGAAAGGAACGTATTGACTTTGCGCTGTATGCGATCCAGTATTAAAGCTATAAGCTGCTGCAAGTTGGTCGTACTTATACATAACAATAGGTTTAGGGGTATACCTATTCCCATCTTGATTTAATGTTTCGCCTATTTGCAAAGTTGTTCCTGAAAACTTTTGCATCATAAAATTTTCAAATGGTAGTTGTACTTTAAAATCGCCTCCGTCGTATTCAAATGATTCGCTTGTGTTTCCGTATCCTCTGCCTGTTAAGTTTTTAAATATTGTATTCGTTGCGCTTTCGCTTTCTTGGTACTTAAATTCTATGTTTTTAAAAAGCTTTACCCTGTCTATGTTTATGCTTTCTATATCTGTATATTGCGTTATGTCTACAATAGCTCCTTTTGCATACCAATCATTTAAAGGTTCTATTTCATAAACATTTGCAGACGTTGCATAGCATGTTAAATTAAACATTTGTAAAATTCCTTTGAAAAAACTTTCTACTGTCATATCAGGCAAGTATCCAGATACTCCAAAAACGCTCAGCAAGCTAAATTGATTTGAATTGCCATAAAATAGGTTGCTCAATTCAATCTCATTTGATCCGTTAAATATTGTTGCCTCTTGCTGATAGCTTATAGAGACGTTAATGTTCATTGCTGCTTGCCCTCTGACCTTAAAAGTATATTGCCTATTTAGAGAAGTAATGCTTCCGATATCCTCTGCAATAAAATAACTATTATTTGCTGTACCCTCTATAACTTGGACGAGCTGACCATTTGCAAAAACATCTAAATAATATATATCTGAGGAAGTTGTAAATACTGTTGCCCCTACTCTAACAAAATAATCTGTTACAAAGTATCCGCTTGGAATGTTTGGAAAGGCTGTAGCAAAAGGTTGGTGCACATAACTAAGCGTGTTTAATGTTGTATCAAAATAGTCGCTTGCATTTAAAGCTTGGTTGTAATTGTTACCTCCATTATAAGCCAAATTAAAACTAACCTCTTGTCGCTTACTGCTAAAGACAAACTGATTTTCATTTTGACAAAATAAATAAGCATTTTTAAATTGCTTGCTTTCTAAAAAAGTACCGTTAAAAGTGATACCGTATTTTGTTTGCATTCCCGAAAATATTGTATCTATTTTAATTGCTGGGAAAAGTTCGTCAAAGTGTATTGCGCCTGTTCCTGTACTTGGCTTTATATCCGTGCTTCCTCCATCTCCATAGGTTAAGTTTCTGCTTACAACTAAAGGGAACCTAATGTCATAATCTGTTGTGCCATCTATTATTCTATTTTTTACTTCGGTTGCATTGTAAGTAAAATCGGTTGAAGTCAATTTAATATCAACAAGCTTGTCATTGCTAAATTTATCTTTTAAGCTTACAACATCTCCATAAAAAGTAATTTGATAGCTGTACGCTTGGTTGTTTTTTACTTCCGCTTTTTCAAGGCTTATTTTTCCTGTTCTGAAAGGAGTTAAATCTATTTCAATATTTCCATCTCTCCTTATGTTAAAGTCCAGGGTGCTGTCAATATCGTTTTGGTAAAAGTGTTGGAATATAGCATTGTTACTTGGGCTTGCTGGAACGCTAAAACTTTGGCTAAAGTCCGTAAACACCTTGCTAATGTCTTGCACGTTTTGTTGGCTTGATGTTACGCTGATTGTTTCGTCATCAAATAAATCTAACCTTTGCCCCTCTATGTAAACTTGTACCGTTCTCATTATACTACATTTGAAATAACATCGTAAGCAAAGTCAAAACTAAGCGTGTAATTTATTGTACCCTCATTAATTCCTTTGCGCTTAAGCAAGCTTGAATCCTTAACAGTTACAGGAGTATATGCCGCAGCAAATAAACCATCCTTTTGCTCAGGATCGAACAGCATGACTTTTTCGCTTAAAAGCATCTCTTGTATATACTCTCCGTATAAATCATTTACAAAGCCTGTATTTAATTTGATTGATTCTTTTCCGTTTTTATTAAACTCTCTTATTTGACCTTGATTCGTTGGAACATAAGGTAAAACGCTTGGGTTCACTTTGTAGTTATCTGCCTTTACTTCTATGTTTCGTGTTTTGGCTTTTTGAAAAAATATTCTTGACCAAGAACCGTAACGATTAACAAAGTCAACCGCAACAGGAGAATACTTAGGCTCGCATTGCGGCTTGAAAGTTCCTGTCCACCTTACTGATGTTCCTCCCCCTAAATACTCAACTTTATTTCCTTTGGCTAAATTTGGCAAATATACTCGGCTGAATGTTTTTATGCCAGCAGATGTTGCCGTTATATTTTGAACTGAGCCAGTTGATAAATTAGTATATCTTATTACGTCATTGACCGCAAGCTCAACGTCAAAGCTTCCAGCCATATTCACAACCGCTGTTGTAAGCTGAGAGGAATCGTGATTGTAAAAATAAGTTCCCTCAGATAAAAACACGGTGCTACTGATTGTATTAAAACCCTCCATAAAATAGTTGTACCCATCCATGAAATCCAATTCGCTGCTTGTATCTAAAATTGAATAAGTGCCATTTGTTAGCTTCTTATATGTTTTAAAAAGCACGTTGACCTTTGTGCTTGGGCTGATATCTAAGTCATACGAATTGTAAACATTCTGCCAATTAGTAAACGTAAAATACTCGCGAACATAAGGCGAGATATTATAATACATCTTTAAATTGTTTGATGCTGGAATTAATTTACTCAACGTATATTGAGGATCTGGTGGTTGGCTTCCTGTTGTCCATAAGAACAGTTCAACCTTTGAGCCTGTTACTCCTGATACCCCTGTTAAATCTACTGGTATATTGTATGGCGATCTTGCTACATTCATTTGCTTAATCTTTTAAAATTTTCACTTGTTATTTGGTCGAATAAGTTTTCTATATCCAAACCGTATTTTTCTACTAATTCATCAGGCAACCTTTTAAAATATTTCTCAAATGGCTTTGTAAAAAATAGCGTAGGTTTTATTCCTTTGTTAAATATGCTTCGAGCAATCAAAAAATTNAGGCTTTTTCTCTTTATGAATTTGCCTTGCTTATCTCTTGGCGCTATGCCTTTTCTTATTGTCCATTTATCAAATGCGCTTGGTGGCGGCATTCCTTTTAATCCTCGCTTGCCTCCTTTGCTTTTGTATGCATATCCATCTAAAGATTTACCGCTTTTTACACCTTTGACTCCGCGATCCTGATAGAAACCGTAATCTTCCATCTCAAAACTTATCTGCACCGAGTTCTTAGATTCCTTTACATACGATTTTAGGCTGTCTTTAAGCTTTCCGCTTGTGTTCTGACTGGATAGGTTTTGCTTTGCCTCTCGGATGATATTATCGCGAAAGTCATTTAATAAATCTTGTATGTTATTGAACTCAGCCATTAGCAAATAGTTCCGTCATTTGGTATGAGTATGTCGCATGTCATTGTGAAACCGCCGAGCTTGTTTTCAAAGCGCTCAGTAAAAGGCTCGCAAGTTGGGTTTCCGTCTACTTGGAATTTATCAGTCCATAAATCCCCTCTTCTTAAAAGCTCGTAGCATCTATTCTGAACGGCAAGCATTGTATTAAGTACCCAAAGCTCGTTGTCATTGCCATCAAATTTATTTGGGCTTTTCTCTTTTGATATGTCGGTTATATCCATCGCAAGGATAGAAATATTGTACCGAATCACGTTACCCTCAAATGTCGCTGTATTGACAATTAAATGCACAAGCGGAAAGATGGTTTGTTTTGCCAAGTCAACCTCAAAAATGTCCCCTTGTGTGACGGTTGAGATTATAGGATCCGATTCAAAGTGCGTTTTTAGTTTGTCTATGATATCAAAGTAATTCATCGTTTCATTTGTTGTTTAAGTTCGTTTGCTTCGATTTCGTTTTTTTGTTTT